GAATTTTGAAACATCTCAGCAGCGCCAACGTCACTATAGTCAGTGCTGATTGTTCCTTGTACGGATTCAGCAAAAAGATTAGAAATAATTTTTGTAATAATACCTAATTTTTTAACCTTAGCTGGCGGCGTGATCCAAATGGGCGCACTGAAGCTCATTGTTAGTATGTCAATATCTTCATTAACACCTTGGGGAACAGTTCTACTACTCCATATCTGATTTTCTAAAGTTATAGTTGATAAACTAGTCCAGTCAATATAATTGTCAGTAGTCTGTATTTCAAAACTGGGATTAAAGAACACTACCAGTTGTTCCCATATTTGCAATTTTTGTTCAGTGTTTGTTGACCAAATATCTGCAGAAAATGTTATTTTATAGGGGCTGGGCATTATACGCTCAATTGTATAGTTGTTACCTTGTACATTTAAATATTCATTATTGTCTTCATCAAATGCTCGTTCTCGAACACGAACTTTACTAATGAATGTAGGATCTTGTAGCCGTGTTAGGTCATATTGCATGTCTTTAATATAGCAAGCAATAAATGGTGCACTGGGAATTGTGTTCTCACTGTTCTTTTTAAGTATTTGACCAACTTGTCTAGTCATATCACCATATCGAACAGGTACACGAACTAGCTGCCCCTTGGCATCTTTATAAGCAAAGTTGCTCATAATCTGAATAAATTGTGTCAAGTATCTGCGTACTTGCCCATCATAAAAATAATCCATTAATTATCTGCCTTTGCTTTTAATACCTGACTCAATGCTTGTTTCTCAGGAACAACTACTCCGCCTATTGTTGCAGTTGTTGTGTTATTAACAAAACTTGCTTTTAGTTTTCTTCTTACTAACAACGGATCATTAGTTTGTGTTTCACCTAGGGTGCTATTGGTCATTCTTACATTGTCTTCGTACTTGATCCAGTGTTTGCCATCATATCTAAAAAGTCTATTAGGTAGATAATCGGTTCTTAAAAAGAATTGTCCCGGTATAGCAGATCCAGGGAATGCAATTCCGAAACTATATGGAACGCCATTGGGCGGCATTCCGTCACCGGTTAGGTAACCTACATAGTAATTTTTATTAGGACTTGCCAGTACTGCACTTGCATCTAATGCAGTTGAACTAACATCAATTTCTCCGCTGGCAACATCTTCAATTTCAACTAACCCCGTTTCGTCCTTGGGAATTACATAAAACTGATTAGTTTCGTAACCACTCTTTTCAGCATCTACTCTAGCCTGTGCAATAATTTGATCATTAATATCTAAATTCTTTTGATATGTAGATAACAAGTCGCGTAATGTACTTCCATCTTCTGCTCCACTATCTTGATCTAGAATTTCTTTAAACTCTTGTGTATCAACTAATGGGGCGCACTTAGCACGTAGTAAATGTGGATACCATGTTTGACTGTATCCGCTTGCTGGGCGAGTAACTTCACTAATCACATAAAATCTTTTTAATGCTACTAATCTATCATCTAATGCAAACTCATCTTTCTGATGAGGTAATTCAATAACATCACCCGCCATAATCTTTCTACCAATAGAATCATATGTTCCACGTAGATGAAAAGTAACCATGATATTATCATTTTGTAAAAATAACCCAAATTGACTTAGATTAAAATCAATATCCTGCAAGGTATAAATTCCACGGATAACATAAACATCGGGATCGTAATGTCGATCTCTATTCTCCATGAATAATACATCTTGGATGCCTAGTTCTCCTGCTTCGGCAACGTTTGCTGGTTTTGTAGGACTACTTTCTCCCTCTAGAGGATTAACAGCACCTAAGTATTTGTGCAGGTATACATCAGTTCCCCCCACCTGAAATTGCTCATAGATTGTGCGATCTAGAAATTTAAAATCGTTGCCCTTTTCGGGTTTGTATAGACTTAGTCTTGGCATAGTGTTGTATTTATAAGCTAAATATTGATATGACCGAGAACGAAAACGAACGCCAAAAAGTAGTAGACTACTGCAAACTAATGCTAGGTAATGGCATGGTTGACGTAGAGCTGGACCCTGCCCATTATAACATTGCAATTGACCGTGCTTTAAATAAGTTCCGTCAACGTAGTAGTAATGCGGTAGAAGAAAGCTTCGGCTTTTTGATGATAGAAATTGACAAAAACGATTACATTTTGCCTCAAGAAGTAACAAATGTGCGTCAAATCTTTAGAAGAAGCATCGGTTCTAGGTCAGGTGGCGGGCAAGGTGGTACATTGTTTGAACCGTTTAATCTTGCCTATTCAAATACATACTTATTAACTTCTTCGAACATGGGTGGCCTAGCCACTTATTATGCCTTTGCAAGCTACCAAAAACAAGTTGGCAAAATGTTCGGTAGTGATATTAATTTTACATTTAATAAAACTACTAAAAAACTAACTATCATGCAACGTCCCAGAAGTGAAGAAGAAGTGCTTCTGTGGTTGTTCAACTATCGTCCTGATTTTAATCTATTACAGGACCCGTTTGCTAACCAGTGGCTTAAAGACTATGCCCTTGCAACCTGCAAGATGATGCTAGGAGAAGCTCGTGAAAAATTCAATCAAATTGCCAGCCCACAAGGCGGTACAAGTTTAAACGGTACTGCATTAAAGGGCGAGGGCAAAGCCGAAATGGAAACATTAGAGCTGGATCTAATAAACTACAAAGACGGTGGAACACCACTTACATTTGTAATTGGCTAAAAAATTATTGACAATTATACAGAATTATAGTAAATTATAGTATCACAAGGAGATGCTATGATTATCGGATTCGTGGGTTTTATTGGCTCAGGCAAAGACACTGCCGCAGATTATTTGGTTAACTTTCACGGATTTCGCCGAGACTCATTTGCAAACACTCTTAAAGATGCAGTGGCCGCAGTGTTTGGTTGGGATCGCACACTTCTAGAAGGTCGCACATCTGAAGCCCGCGAATGGCGCGAACAGGTAGATCCTTGGTGGTCAGAGCGCCTAAACATGTCACACTTAACTCCAAGATGGGTTCTCCAATATTGGGGAACTGAAGTATGTCGACAAGGCTTTCACGATGATATTTGGATTGCATCAGTAGAAAACAAAATGCGTAAAACTACAGATAATATTGTAATCAGTGATGTGCGATTTCCCAACGAAATAAAAGCCATACATAGTGCAGGTGGTATTGTAGTTAGAGTACAACGTGGTCCTTTGCCGCATTGGTACGATGTTGCTATTCAAGCAAACAAAGGTTCAGAGAGCGCACAAAATTTCTTAAAGAACGAAAAAATTCATACCAGCGAAACTGCATGGGTTGGTTGCAAAATTGACCACGTAGTTCACAACGATCGTAGTATTGATTCTCTGTTTGCTGAAATTAAAAATCTGGTTTCAAATCGCCCTGCCGCCACGGTAGCTTGAGTTTGTGAAGTATGCGTTGACAGTTAGCACATACAGATTTTAAATTTGTATATCTGCAATTAGATGGATTGCCGTCTACATAATATACATTAAACTGTTCAGCATACTTTGAACTATAGTTACACTTATCGCAGACTGCTTTCTTTTTGTAGCCAGCTAACTTCCACTTAGGAGTTCCGTCTCCTCGATTATTAGCACAATGATCGCATTTTGACCTGTAGAAAGCACGACCTTCTTTGTAGTAGTTGATTGCAACAGGCCTCTGCCCACATAGTTTACATAAATTTCTCATATCCCGCCCTTTTTACGCCCTTTTACAATAGTATTTAACCAGGTGGTTTTGTCATCATCTTGGTAAATAACTCAAGTAATCCATATAGGAGACAGTAGAAATGGCAACATTGAATTCACCAGGCATACAAGTAAGCGTTATTGACGAGAGTTTTTATACTCCCTCAGCCCCCGGCACAGTGCCGATGCTATTTGTAGCTACACAAGAAGATAAAACAAATCCTAGCGGAACAACCGCATTAGGAACAACCGCAGCCAATGCAGGTAAAGTATGGTTAATCACTAGTCAACGTGATCTAACAGATACATTTGGAACACCGTTGTTCTATACTGACAACAGTGGCAATCCGTTACACGGTAATGAGTTAAACGAATATGGACTTCAAGCAGCCTATAGCGCATTGGGCGTAAGTTCACGTGCATACATTGTTCGTGCAGATTTAGATCTAGCGGCATTAACACCTACTAGCACTGAACCAATTGGTCAACCAGTTGGCGGCACTTACTGGGTTGATACAGCATCCAGTCTATTTGGAGTTAAAGAATGGAATTCTAGCACACAAAGATTTAGTGTTAAAACTCCACTTGTGTTAGATGACAGCTCTCCAACCTCAAGTTTTGACGGGGCGTGGCCAGCAGCATCAGTTGGGCAAATTGGAGATTATGCTGTGGTATTAACTAACAGCAATGAAAATTACCTATACTACAAAAAAGCAAACAATGACTGGGCAGAAGTTACTGATGCGTTTGAGGCTGGAAAAGAATTACAGATTAGTCCACATTATACATACCCAACATTTAGTAGTAGTACTAGTACTTTAACGGGCAGTGTTTGGGTAACTACTACAACTCCTACAAATGGAGCCAACTGGTCAATCAAATTATTCAACAGTTCAAGCCAGTCTTGGACTACAGTTACTTCTCCAATTTACCCTAGCATTGTTAACGCTAACTATGCATTAGATCCTGCTGGTGGCGGTAAAAACATTGCAGTAGGTACTGTGTTTATTGAATCTAATTATAATCACGATCTACTTGATGTTGCTAGTTTTAAAATATGGAGAAAAACAGCTACGGGTCCTACAGTTGTTACTAGTAACGTAAGCAATTCAGTATTAGGAAGTACTAGCACATTTACAGTAAGAGAAACACTGTTATCTGGTGCATGGTCAAGCGTTAGAACTGTAACTCTAAATACTGGTACAATTGGTTCACAGATTCCAGCAGCTTTATCTGCACAGGGATTAACTTATGTTACTGCAACTTGGGACAGCTTAACTAACGTATTAACAATGACACATACAAGTGGCGGCGCAATTGAATTGTATACTGGTCCTGATGATGTACTAGGGGGATTCTTTACTATTGCTTCTACTAGCACCAACGACACGGCGAATGTATTTGCAGCACCAACTGCTGATTTTACAATAGGAACTACACCGTTCACTTATATTGTCACTTCATGGAAGCCACTTGCATATGAAGCAAGGGCAGATGCTCCTTCTACAACACCTGCAGATGGTAGTATGTGGTACAGTAGTGTAGTTGACGAAGTTGACATTTTAATTCATAATGGAACTACATGGGTAGGCATGAATTCAACTAGCAGTCAATATGTTAGCGCAGGTCTTGATCCGTTAGGTCCAATAGTTAGCGCTACTGAGCCAGATAGAAACACTGGACAATCAGATGGAACCGCACTAGTTGCCGGAGATATTTGGATTGATACTAGTGATATCGATGCATACGGAAGAAACATTTATGTGTACTCTGGTACAGCTTGGGTACAGCAAGACGTTACTGATCAATCAACACCAGACGGTTGGTTATTTGCTGATGCACGTTGGGCAACTGCCGGTGCTACAGCTGACGCAAGCTCTATTGTAGATCTACTAACAAGCAATTATCTGGACCCCGATACACCTGATCCTGCATTATACCCACGCGGTATGCACCTATGGAATACACGTCGAAGCGGTTTCAATGTTAAAAGATATACTTCAGGTCATATTAATGTTAACACAACAAATCCTAGACAGGCCAATGCATCAATGGCAGCTTATGAGCCAGACCGTTGGGTATCGCAAAATGCGGTAGCAGAAGATGGTGGTCCGCGATTTGGCCGCCTAGGTCAGCGAGCACAAGTTGTCGAAACACTGAAGGCATTAATTGATGCCAATGCAGCAATCCGTGACAATGATACATTAGGATTTAACCTAATGGCTACTCCTGGTTATCCTGAAGTAATTCAAAACATGATTGGACTTAACACTGATCGCGGTATTACAGCGTTTGTTGTTGGTGATACACCATTCCGTTTAGAACCTACTGGGACAAAATTAAGCGAGTGGGGTTTAAATACAAATGGTGCATTAGATAACGGTGATGTAGGTGCTACTAGCTTTGATGAATACATGGCCATGTACTACCCAAGTGGTTACACAAATGACAATACAGGTAACAACATTGTTGTTCCGGCAAGTCACATGATGTTACGCACTATTATTAATAGTGATGCTAAGAGCTATCCATGGTTTGCACCTGCTGGTACAAGACGTGGCGGTGTTGACAATGCTACAGCAGTTGGTTATATTAATGCAGAAGGCGAATTTAAGTCTACAGCATTACATCAAGGTCTTCGTGATGTATTGCAAGATCCACGTATTGCAATTAACCCAATTGCTACTTTGACTGGTGTCGGCGTTTTAGCCTACGGTCAACGTACTCGTGCTAGAAATGCCAGTGCATTAGACAGAATTAACGTTGCTCGTTTAGTCTGCTATCTACGCAAACAATTAGACGTTCTTGCAAGACCATTCTTGTTTGAACCTAACGATGCTCAGACACGTCGTGAGATTAAAGCAGCAGCCGAAAGCCTAATGCTTGAATTAGTGGGCCAACGAGCACTATATGACTATGTCATAGTCTGTGATGAAACAAACAATACTCCTTCTAGAATTGATAGAAACGAGTTGTATGTTGATATTGCTATTGAGCCAGTAAAAGCTATTGAATACATTTATATTCCATTACGCTTGAAAAATACTGGTGACATTGCAGCCGGACTATAATAGGTAAATACAAAGAATAAGGAGCATTAATATATGCCAATCGCAAGTTTATCAAGATTCACAGTTCCACTAAGCGGCACCCAAGCAGCCACTACCCAGGGACTGTTGATGCCAAAACTAAAGTATCGCTTTCGTGTTACTTTAGATAGCTTTGGTGTTGGCGGAACTCCGTCAACTGAGTTAACCAAGCAAGTTATGAACGTTAGTCGTCCTGAAGTTAGTTTTGAAGAAATTAAATTACCTGTATATAACAGTACAGTTAAGTTACTAGGCAAACATAATTTTGCCGATGCAAAATTAACAATCCGTGATGATGCATCTGGCGTTGTTAGTCGCAAAGTTGGTGAGCAATTACAGAAGCAATTTGACTTCTTTGAACAAAGCGGTGCTGCTAGCGGCATTGATTATAAGTTTAGAATGCGAGTTGAAATGCTCGACGGCGGCAATGGTGCATTTGAACCAGTGACCCTAGAAAGTTTTGAATTTTTAGGATGCTTTATCAAACAGGCTACTTACCAAGGTGGCGACTATGCTGATGCAACGAATCCC